ATCAAGCACAAAAGGTCAGAGGTCGGAAGAGAGATTTGCTTTTCATTAACGAAGCAAATGAATTATCATACGAAGATTGGCAACAATTAATATTCAGAACAACAGGCAGAATAATAATCGATTACAATCCTGCTGACGAATACCATTGGATATACGAGAAAGTAATACCTCGAGAAGATGCTGAATTTCATCGAACTACATTCATGGATAACCCTTTTCTGGAGCAGAGTATAATAGATGAAATCAAAAGATTAAAAGATATAGATAAAAACTATTGGAGAGTTTACGGATTAGGATTGCAGGGATCGAGTGAGGATAATGTATTTAACAACTTTAAGATGGTAGATAATATACCAGAGAATGCAAAGTTAATTTCTTATGGATTAGACTTTGGTTATTCTATTGATCCTACGGCAGTTGTAGGAGTTTACAAGCATGATGATAGCTTGTATTTAAAAGAGATCATGTACGAGAAAGGATTAACGAATCAGGATGTAGCAGAGAGGTTAAAACCTATAATAGAAAGATCGGAAGTGATTTGTGACTCAGCTGAACCAAAAAGCATCGAGGAGCTTTACAGGATGGGGATTAATTCAAAACCTGCAACTAAAGGCAGGGATTCAATCCAGAACGGAATCGATATATTAAAGAGGCATAAAATATATATAGAAAACTCATCATTAAATTTAATAAAAGAGTTCAAAAATTATAAGTGGCAAGTGGATAAAAATGGCAAAAAATTAAGCATTCCTGTCGATAAATTCAATCATTTAATTGATTCGGTTAGATACGTTGCTTTAATCCATTTAAAACAAAATAGAAAAGGTTGGTACTCAATACGTTAGAAAAATAAATTCAAGGTATGTCAAGCACTGCTTGAGTTCTGCTTGAGTATAGTCAAGTATTTAGAGAAGAGGAGAGAAGAAAAGAAAAGAGAAGAGGTTGCTTAAATATATTTTTTATATCTTTGATCTAAACCAATAAACAAATAATTATGAAAACAAAAGAAGAAAAAGAAGTCAAAACAATTTATGTTCATGAAATTGTAACAATCTGGAGTGAAAACGGAGAGGTAATGATCCAAACTTGTAATGACGATATTATCGTATTCAATGGAGAAAACTTATTTAATGATATTCCAAGTTTAATGACAGTAGCTTTAAAGGAAAGAAGAAAGCAAGAAGAGTTAACTCTTGAATTAATAGAATCAGGATTAAATGATATTAGAAAAGAGATTGAAGTTAATTAATCTTATATTATTAATCCTATTATCTGGATGCTCTAAATATCAGGTAGTATCTGAAGTAAGAGTAAATATGTATCATTTGCACAATCCAAAGACTAAAGATGCTGAGATAATAATAACAAAAGATAGTTTAGTAATAGGAGATTATTATAGATTAAATTCAATTAATAAAATAGATATTGAAGATTTAAAATAAATCATTATATTTACATATTCTCTATCTTTCATATGTTTTAGGAGTGGTATTAAATATCGCTCCTTTTTTTTTTGCTTACTTTTGTTAAAATCCAAATATTTCACATATATATAAATAATGAAAGTTACTATACCAACATCATGGGATGATATTACAATAGAAATGTATATCAAATTAAAACCTGTATTAGAAACAGAACAAGAGCCAATTACAAGAGTTATTAACCTACTCTGCATATTGACAGGAAAGAAGAGAGAAGAGATACAAGATATTACTCTACCAGATTATAAAATGCTTTTAGATAAAATGTCATTCTTAAATACTGAATTACCAAAGGATCTGAGAAAAAAAAGGATCAAATTAAATGGTCAATGGTATGAATGGAAATTGGATGCTAAAAATATGTTATTCGGAGAGTATATTTCAGTAATGGAAATAATGCAGAAAGCAAGTGATAATGAAGCAGTATTATTTAATAACCTTCATAAGATACTAACAGTAATATTTAGACCGGTAGAAAAGAAATACGGGATGCTCTGGAGATCAATGCAAGTGGATGGAGAGAAGATTAGGGAAACGTCTGAGAATATATTAAAACACATGAGCATAGCAGATGCTTATCCTATTGCTGTTTTTTTTTGCAATCGTTATCCGGACTTAATGAAAGCTATAAAAACTTCTTTGAAAGAGAAAGCAGAGAAGATAGTGAAGGAAGTAAAAAGGGAGTTGAAAAAGGAAACAAATTTACAGACAGTTGGGGATGGTGGTCGCTTGTAGATGCTTTGACAAACTCAAGGATTGACAAATGGGATCAGGTAATAGAATGGAACGTAATTAAAGCATTGAATATATGTTGCTATTATAAGGATAAACAGAAAATGGAAGCTCAGATACATAGAGATCAGATGCAAAAAATGAAACATGGCAGGTAATTATTTAGAACATAATTTAACGATTGGAGCTGATAATCAATTTCAGGAAGTAGGAACTATTATAAGCAATCCAAAGTCTTTAAGTGATGTAATGAATAATTTAGCAAATAGGATTGTAGAGAAAACAAAAGATGAAATAAACAAGGAAGGATTAGAATACTCTGGAAAGCTATTGCAGACAGTTGATATGCCTATAAAGATATTCGGACAGAAGATTGTAGCAGAGTTGATCATGGCTGATTATTACGATTATATTAATCAAGGAGTACAAGGAGTAGGAGGAACAACTAAAACGGGGATGAGGTGGAAAGTAAAAGCTCAAAGTTCTCCATATTTCTATAAGGATAAAAAACCTCCTGTATCTGCTTTTTATAATTGGAGTAGAGAAAAGGGATTTAATCCATTTGTAATGAGAAATATTATTTATCATTCTGGAATTAGACCAAGAGGGTATTTTGATAGGGTTATGAATGATATTAATAATGGAGAGATTAGAAGAAAGTTTATAAAGGAATTAAATGAAGCAGGAGGAAGTGCAATAGCAGAAGGAATGAAAGATATTTTAAAAAGATAATATTATGGCAATAACAAGCGTAACAAATGTACCGCAAGATTATAGAAGTGTATATAATCCGATTGAATACGTTGCAGAAAGTGATGCAACAGGGAACAATAGATTTAAATATTTATTCGATGTTTATGATGGAGCTTCGCAGATAGCAAGATTAAAAGTGCCTGCGAGTCCAGATGTTTACGGAAGAGCAGATATACATGGAATATGTGAGAGTTATATTAAAACAGATTTAGGAGAAATTACTACTAACGCAAAAGGTTTTATTGACAATCCTAATTCATATAAGGAATTTACTATTAAGATTGGAGAGGAGTATGATGTATTAGGAGTATTAACACAATATGTAGATCAGGAAACAAGAACAGTAATTGTATTCAATGGAAGCTTACCTAATTATAGAGGAGGTATTGTAAACTTCTATGATTGGCAAGTAACTAATTATTATACTAATTATACAGATAATACGATAAGCAGAAAATGGTTAACGAATGCTCCGAAAGGATCAGGAGCAAATAAGTCAGATAATCAAAGTGTAGAATTAACAGACGAAGGATGGATATATTTATTATACGACCATGCTTCAAATCCTGTTGATATGTTTCAATGCGTTACTTATGATAGCTCAGGCAGTACAATAAGCACTTTTGATATCGATAATAATGTTGCTTCATTAGGAGATAAAAAGATGCTTAAAATTCCATCAGCTCCAAATACATTAAATAATATTGCTAATTCTGAAATTTCAACAGGAGCACAGCCAATTATTACAGGATCGGTTGCATCTTATAGAATATTATTATTAGATACAATCTCAAGCGTAGTTAGTGAAGAGATTTATTTTAATGTAGATAGTGAATGTAGATATGAAACAAGGAGATTAGAATTTTTAAATTCATTAGGAGGATTCGATGGATTCAATTTTACGAAAGTTAACAGAAGATCGGAAGACATTGAAAGAAAATTTTACAAACAGAATCCTGATAATATGGATTCAGGTACAGGAGTAATAACCTATTCTCAAGCGAATAGACAAAAAGTACAATATTACACCAAGTCAAAACCAAAAATGAAACTAACATCTGATTGGGTAGATGTAGCGACTTTTAATTGGTTGCTTGAATTGTTAGAAAGTCCTGAAATCTATTTATACGAAAATGGAGAGAGAATAACAGTGCAGAACATAGATGGTCAATGGGAAGAGAAGAGAAGCGACACGGATTCTGTTTTCAATCTGGAGATTAATTTAGAGTTCGGAGTTGATAATTACAGACAAAGATTTTAGATGCAAAAAGAAGAGTTATATATAGGAAATGAAAGGGTAGAATTATTAGAAAGTTTAAATCCTAATTTAACTTTTAATATATCAGATATTGCTAAACCAGATCAAAGGAAATCGGATTATTCAAAGACAATTAAACTTCCCGGTAGTAAACGGATAAATAAGATATTTGAAAACATCTTTGAAGTTAATATTGACCTCCAGAGCTTTAACCCTAATTTAAAAACTGATATACTTTATTTAGTAGATGGAGAGATACAGGTAGAAGGATATTTACAATTAAAACAAATCAATATTTTAGATAATGATGATATTGTCTATGAATGTACTATTGTAGGTAATACTGCTAATTTTATAAAGGAATTAGGGGATAAAGAATTAGATGATGCTACAATGCTTTGGGCTGATTTAAACCATGATTGGACGAAGGCAAATGAACAAGCTTCATGGTCGGCTACTACGGGTTATGTATATCCTATGATCGATTACGGATTTAGCAGTAATTTTTCAGGCATTCAATTTTCAGTTAATCAATTATATCCTGCAGTATTTGTAAAGGAATATATAGATAGGATGTTTGATGCAATAGGATTTACTTATTCAAGTTCATTTATTGGAGCTTTACCATTTAGAAAATTGATAGTTCCTTTTAATTCAAAGGAGTTTAATTTAAGTAATACATCGATAGATCAAAGGACATTTACCTCGAATACGATTGAATACGTATCTCCTGCAAGTTCTACAAGCAAAGTGATTAATGAAGCAGAGTTTATAAACGTTTTACAATCTCCAGATTTTGAGGATGTTACGATGTCAGTTGAAACAGATCCTAATTTAGTATTTGATCCTGCAACAGGTACATATACTTGCAACCAAACAGGTACT